AAAAAAGTTTTTCCAGTGCTTGACTCACCAGCGAGGGCTGTAACCTTGTTGGAAGGAATACCCCCAAAGATAGAACCGCTAACGACAGCATTAAAGATATATGACCCAGTATCAACAAACGAGGTAACATCACCTGCTGCGACACCATCACTAACAATACTAGCAAATTCATTTCCACTATCTTTAATTACACTATCTAGGAATCCCATTGTTTTGCCTCCTCTGCATACATGTTTACATATTGATAATTACCACTCATAAGCTTAGCAAAAGCAAGAGCAGTATCGTGTTCTTCAAAACACTTTATAGAGTCAGATGAAATCTGACCAACTACATGGTTAGTCCATGTAACGACCCACATTTTATTCATTCAAAGAAACTCCCTATAGTAATGGTCTTTTGATGACTCCACCCAATACATTGTAGCACATTTTTAAGAGGTTCAAGGAAACTCTTTTCAAATTGTGTCTGATAATCAACGTACTTCTCAATCCCAAACTCTTTTGGTAGATCTCCAAAGAAACTTATACAGTTCTCATGGATAGGATTAGGAGTTTTTAAATACATAAACTTAATCTTTTCACCTTCTTGAATGAAGGGATGTTTATGTTCTAGGTTATGCTTCTTGATATAGTAATTGTATAACAAGGCACCCCTCACGTGGATGGGGGTTCCTTTACTATAGATGTCAGTTCTGTGGCGATACTTCTCAAGGTTGTTAACGCCTCTGGGAAATGCGACTTCCTCGTAGGGTCGCTTTCTGGTTTCTGTTCGGACATCATTGATAAAATTGATAAGTTCATCATTTGTTTTGCCGATAATGATCTTGAAAGCTGCATATAATTTATCCCTAAAGTATGCTGGTGTTGATGACCTAGCTGTTTCTAAACCCATGATCTTCATCTTGGGTTCACTATAACGGACTCCTTCAGAATCCCACACGTTTAATATGTATCTCTTCTTGGCAGTCCAGATACCACGGTCAGCGATGTTCTCTCGCTTCATAATCATCTTTTGGTCATACGCCGATACATACGTTGCAAGTTCCTGATACGAGGCATCAATGAACGGTTCCAACTTATCTTTGCAGATCTTGTCCAGTAGCTCAACGATCCGAATCTTATCACCAGACTTATTACTAAAAAATTTAGTAACAAGAGGTCCAAGATTAAGATATATTGAGTCGGTGTCAGATGCAATAACGTAATCGGTCTTATCTGTAGAGAGTAGTTTATTTAGATAAGCATTCATCTTGTTCTCAATCCATCTAATTGAGACTTGACCTGATAACGTAATAGCCTCAGCATTTGCGAGACGATAATATCTAAAGTGTTCGTTACCAATAGCACCATAAGCACTGTTCAAAGATATCTTCTTTGCCATCTGTATATTGTTACACCTAGAGATCTCTTTAACAAGATCATTAGATGGGTTCTTTTCATATGCTTTCTTTGCTTCAATCATCTTCTTCTTGAAGATGACCCTCTCGTTATACATCTTGTCCATAAGTTCTGGAAGGAACCCACGAACATCTTTCCTGTACTGTGCCCCATTAGCACATGTAGCAAACTCAGAATCTAGTTCTATATCTTTGTTTAAGATCCCCTCAACGCTCGCACTGGGATGTCTAGTCTCCCTGAGGGTCTCTGGACTGATATTATATTGCATAATAAGATGAGGATACAGACTATTGAGATCAAAATTGACCACCCAATCATAGAATCCTGGTTTCGGTTCCTTAACATAAGCCCCTGCGTATTTTGCATCTTTGATTGCATCCCTCTTAGGTGGGATAGCTATGTTTCTCTTATTTAATTCACAATAGATGTAATTGTCCCACATGCGTACCTGTGAAAATACATCTTCATAGTTTACTTTAGCATCATATGCCATAGTAAATGCAAGGTCAAGCAGTTTCATCTTATCGTCTAGTTTATCCACCAAACGAACGTCATGTATATTGTAATCAATGAACTTCTGCCAGTCCTTCTCATAGAACTCTTTGAATGTATCATACTCAGAGTGATCTAGTTTCTTTTCTCCTAGTTCTACACTACAAATATAATCTAATCTATAACTCTCTTGATTCTGATACGTAAACTTCTTATACAATTCAAGATAATCCAACGTAGATATACCAAGTGTATCTACAGCAAACTGTCTACGTCCTTTAATATAAATCTCACGTTGGGATACAAGTTTCCAAGGTGATAATAGTTTAGTAAACTTCTCACCAAGAATTCTATTAATACGATTAGCAATGTACGGCATATCAAACAACTGTACATTCCATCCTGTAACAACATCAGGATAATTTGATTGCCAAAACTCAAGGAAAGCACCTAACATACTTTCCTCTGTCCTGAAGTGCATGTAATCTACATCTTCATGGGTGTTATTAAATGGTCTAGCTCCAAATACTGTAATCCTACCAGAGAAACTATCCTTAATAGAGATAGCAAGTATCTCCTGATCAGCAGATTCTATATCAGGGAACCCATTCTCTGCAGCAGTTTCAATATCAATATTAAAGACACGAATTTTACTGCTATCAAATTTTATAAACTCAGGATGTTTCTCTGTGATGTACTGATATAAAAATCTAGTATTACCATGTATTTCAAACTCAGGTACTTCCTTATATCTCTTTACAAAATCACGTGCTTCAGTAATAGAACCAAACTTATGTGGTTCTACACATTCACCTTCTAACGTCTTCCAATCAGAATAATTCTTTGAAGGCAAAAATAGCGTGGGGTTAAAAGGAACCCTCACGCTATATCTGTTACCATTTTCATAACCACGAACTAGCAAACGATTGCCAGCTTGTTCAACGTTTGTGTAGAACTTCATTCAAGTGCTTTAATATAACGAGCAAGTAATTCCTTACTTGGATCAACTATAGTAGTAAGGTCAGTAGATCTAACTGCGACCTCACGGTCATCAGAAAATTCTGGCCAACTACTCAGATTACCTTCTAAGTCTAACACAAAAGGATCATTAAGTATACAATCAGGGTCACCTGGTAAGGTGTCACCCTCCATCTCACTCACCTGTGCTATTATCCACTGGTTGCTCAACCTCAGTAGGTTCGCCTGTATTTCCATTTGGTCCTTCCTCCTCATTCCAGAATATTTGATCGTCATTTACACCAATTTGATTTAATCTAGCAACAAAGTTATCTAGAATATTACCATCTGGATAAACAACACTAATTATATGTTCTCCACCAAGACGATGCTCTTCTACTGGAGAGAAAGGACACCATCTAGTGTAATTGATAGGTATAGTACCATCTTCATTAACTTCACCTAATGTAAGTTTGAATGGATACATCATACGATATCCAATAACTTTATTAGCTTCATCTTCAGTACGAACCTCACCAAAAATACAGAGAATATTATCTCCCGTATCAAGGTTTACGATACGAACATTATGATTAGTTTTAAGTTTAATAGGTTGACCTACACCTTCACCTGCTGGTGGTACTTGATTAGGAGTTGTCGTCATTATTTGATTCTCGCTTAATTTGTGATACTTTTTCTTTCCAAGCATTTTCTAAGCCTGGTTCTGGTTTACTGATTGTCATTACCATATCATATGGGACTTTAAATTGCCAATCAGAACTATATGGATTCCACTTACTGAATCTAACTTGGTATTCCATACCATGTTGTTCAGTTAAATATTGTGGTTGACCACTGTCAAGATTGAGAATATATGGATCCTCCATGAGAAGACAGATTCCTTGTTTGTCATCTTCTTCAGAGTTAAAGATCTCCTTCAACTCAGTAATAACACGATCACCAGTTTTTAATGTAACTACTGATACTGCCATATTCAATCTAAGATTACGATTATTATAACACCAAAAAAGAAGAGAGTCAACTGATTGCCAGTTGCTCTCTTACTATGTGTTTATTTAGAAGCTTCTAGTTCTTTGTTTCCTGAGAACCAAATCTTCTTCTGCTTTTCTTCTGGTATGATTTTCTGTATAGTAATAGTCAGCATACCATCTTTATAATCTACACTCTCAACTTCAGTGTCTTCTCCTAATTGCCAACTCTTACTAAAGGATCTAGTAGCAATTCCTTTATGAGTATACTTTACTTCTGCTTTCTCTTTAGGATAAGATCTAATCGTTAAGATGTTTTCTTCTGTTGCAACTTCAATATCTTCTTTTGCGAATCCTGCAAGAGCAACTTCCAATATGGTTCTATTATCAGATCCAGTAATGATGTTGTATGGTGGGTAATTTGTTCCACCTGATGCGAAAGCTGAGAGTCTGTTGATTCTATTGATTTCATTATCAAAACCTATCATATATGGGGCATAGGTTTCCCAGTCAAATGTGACCATTGTAGTGTCCTCCTTGAGCGACATATGTTTGTGTGACCCCTAAGGCATCACACTATTACTTATACATGTAACTCATTAAAGAACGGTACGTGAAACCCGTTTAAAAACTACGGTTTATTCTACTTCTTGTTTCTTTCTTCCAATATTATATTTGGATTCTAAAGTCCAATCATTCTTTTCTTTAAATGAAAGAACTTTTATTTGATTAAGGGGAGCAAGATCAGAAATTTTTGTCTTACTAACATCTTCAATATTTACTAATCCCCAATCAACTAATAACTGTACTATTCTATTCCTTCTTTGAATATCGTTTGTTGATAAATTTGTTTTCTTTCCATCAAGTGCGAAGAGTTCCTTGAAGTGTACGATATAATATCTACCTTGTTTATGAAGAATATGACACGACTGATATATCTTCTTTTCCTTTCTAGATGCTACACCAATCCTTGTTAAGGTCTCTCTCACCTTCAGAAAATCATCTGGTTCGTTAAGACTGACTTCAACCATATCGGTTTGTTTCCAGTCAAATTCAATTTCACCTGCCATTGTTACCACCTTTGCTCAATGATTTTTTAATAATATCTAGTTGATCCTTGGTGAGAACCCTGAGAGCTTGGAGTGCTTTATCGTCATTATAACCATAATACTCTTTAACTATGTCAAGACAATCAATAGAATCTTTCCTAGTCCAAGGAGAGAATCTCTTCCTCGGTTTCACACTATTTATTAAAAAATCATATTGCATCTTCTTTGGTATGTTTGGATTCTTGTTCATTTCATTAGCGAACAAAACCGTATCCATAAAAGAAGAAAGGCATCTATTTACTACATACGCTGGATACTTTCTGGCAGCATCAGGATCATCATCTAAGATGTTTTTCTTGGATTGATTGATGCTGTATAGGTAATCTTTCAGTTGGTACATTATTCCAGTGGCGAATTACTCCGCTAATAATAAAACAGTTAGTGACGAGATAAGATACGAAAATAATAGAACGTACCAGAACAACGTAGCCGTCGTAGGGTTCAGTTTTTTCGTCAGAGAAACTACCCAACGCATACTTCCATATCCTCCATACTTTAATCACTTTTTAAATACACCAAACTTTGCTAAAAGATAAATTGATAAAGATGTCCAGAAGACAACTTCTAATCCTATATTATTCATTTAATAACTCCTGTGGTAAATTAGAAAACCCCATGGTAGTACGGCGATGCCATAACTCCTGAACACCTTCTTCTTCAAGCTCACTTAATTTGTCTTGAATCTTTTTTAATTCTTCTTCGTTATAGAGCCATGGTTGCTCCAATGCCTTTCGTAATGCTGCTTTCGCTTTCATAATGGTTAATAACTAATGGTAAAAGTCTATACTCTGCTCTTTGAATACGTTGAGTTAATGTTGCAACAGTATCATCAGGACAAATAGGAACTATTGATCTATCTATTATAGCACCACCGTCAAGCTCTTCATTAACATAATGGACAGTACATCCTGTTTCTGTATCACCTGATTCTAATGCTTGTTCTACTGCATGTAAACCCTTGTACTTAGGAAGTAATGATGGGTGTACATTTATCATAGGAGCAGGAAACTTAGATGGATTCTTAATCACTCTCATATAACCTGCAAGGATTATAAGATCAACCTGATATACCTCAAAGAGTTTTATCATATCATCTTCATTTTTATGAGGAATCCTACAATGAGGAATTCCAAATTTTGCTGCTCTCTTAACAGCACCACACTTCTTTGTATTGTGTATCATCAACACAACCTCATGTTTCATCTGAGGATATCTTAGAATGTTTTCAAAGTTTGTACCCTCTCCAGAGCACATAACACCTAGTCTCATGATGGTTTCTTAAACAGAATTTACGTTAAAATGAGGGGCAAAATCTATAGTTGATTTATCAAAAGGTGGTCCGAAGAACCACGCTACCAATGATTTCCTGACTCCTGATTTTACAGGACGTACTCTATGCCAATAATCTGACTGAAAGAATAATGCTTCTCCTTTCAAACACCTAAATGTTTTGTGTCTTTCTGGATGAGCTTCAGGTCCATAAACTTCAAGATCTAATTCACCTCCTTCATATTCATCAGGATTAGAAAGAAAAAGACTCATGCTTATCTTCCTAGTCACATTGTTCTCAACCTCTGGAAATTGATCTACATGCCATTTAAAGTAATCACCTTCGGTATATGTTGCATACTGTATTGCTTCACAACCTACAATGTTTAGATTCCATCTAGCAGCACGATTAACTTCTAGAACAATGTCACCAAACATTTTGATGACATCTGTATCTTGTACCCAAGTGTTCGTACTCTTACGAACATCTTCTTGATACTGACTTCCCTGTACAAGAGAAGCTTCGGCAGGTTCTAGTTCTTTACTAGTCAATGCTTTATCAATCATCTTCATAGCACCCTCATTAAGGGTTACTACTTTGAACATACTACCGTAATTCATAATAAACCTACTATTTTTAATTATAAAATCTAAACATTAACTGACTGGTTTTTCAGCATTTGTAGATACATGTTTCGTAGTATTACTTCTAGTCCTATTAATAATAGAAATAAATTTATCACCTGCAAAATGTCCACCTAAGCAAACATCTATCTCATCTCCATCTTTCCAATTGACATCACCATTCATTTTGGTGTGTTGCATTAGAACTGCAATCTTATCAATTACTTCTTGTGTTAATCTCATTAATCAAATATTCCATACTTAGTTAAATCATATTTGGGTAAACTCAATGGTTCTACCTCTACTTTGGGTGGAAGACCTATCTTATCTTCAATTTCAGATACTAATTTCTTTTGTGTAATATCATATGGTGCTGGTGCATTCTGTAAACACACTCGCAAGCACTGTAGTTCATCATCAGTGAATGTGAATGTGTTACTCATTTACATGCTCAACTTGTATAGGTTTAGTAAGTAGATCAGCAAGTCTATGATATGCTATCGCAGTGAATACTTGTGGTACAATAAATGCTACCATCGCCACTACCCAAAAAACATAATAATAGTTTTCTTTATTTTGTGTTCTCATTCTTGTAACTCATCCAATCTATATTGTGAACTGTGTTGCCAAGGTTTGTATGGAGGTTCAGGATCATCAATAAGATGTTTAAACTGTTCTGTATCAAAATATGATACACCAGTCTTACCTTCTCTCTCATCCAATACTTCATTTATAAGGATCTTTAGCTCCTTAACATATGTGTGAGTAAACAACCTCCTAGGGGTAATAGTTGCCCTAGGAAGTTTTCTCTGCTGTTCTTCTAATGGTGTCTTCTCTTTGTAATTAGGATCAAGGGGAAGACTCATCCCTTGTGTATCTATCTTCATGTGAATACTGCGTTAACACCAACTACCCTAGCATTAGGATTTCTAGCAAGAGCCACCTGACGTGCCTCTTCATAATTACGTGCCTGTACAGTCTCTACAAAGACTGATCCAGCGACATAGAGTTTTACTTCACATTTCATAATTTAAAAGGACTAACTCCTTCCTCTTTGCTTGTTCTTTATTATAGCATCCTGTAGACCGCATGGTGTAAGTGTGTGCAAATTCCCTAACTGTCCACTCGTTGAAACGATCCTTAACAATCTGATCAGAATTATATGAGATCAACATAGGAGAAGTAAATCGGTCACATTCTTCTGCAAATACATCATGATCAAATCCTTTATGCATTGCACCCTTCTTACCATATAAATTATCTTTTATATCATATGGTGGATCCAGATAAACAAATATATCTTTCTCATCAGATAACATTCTCTCGTATGAAAGATTTGTTATAGTCCAACTTTGGATGAGTTCGGAATATTCGCTAAGTCGTTCAATTCCTCTAAAGGAGAAGTTGGATTCTGATGCTTGTGGGGAGAACGAGGAAGACTCAGTAAGACCACTAAAGGAACACTTGTTAACGATATAAAAAGAGCAGGCACGAGCAAGGTTTGATTTTTCTTCATCATTAATATCTTCTTTTGATTTATTAAATAATTCTCTAGCAGTTACTCTATCTGGATGTTTATTCTTCAAAGACCAAATAGCATCTTGAAGATCTTGTCCGTTATGTTGTAGCTCAGACCAGAAATTGTGTAAAGGTTCATATAGATCATTAACCCATATTGATATATTAGGATACCTCTTTGTAATTTCTAATGCTACTGAACCACCACCTAAGAATGGTTCACGAAATTCTTTATGGTTATTAAGATCTGGTATATACTGAAACAGTTTAGATACTGCTCTAGATTTACCACCAGGATATCTTAAAGGTGTCTTTAATGATTTTATTGTTGGCATGTCCAAGATTCCTTAATGATTTCAACTACTTCAGAAAAGTCTCCTGTGTATGAAGCTTTCCCTAAATTAAATACTCTAAGAGTTAGAGCAACATTATCAAATGTGTATCCTTTCTTATTCTCAAGTCTATCTACAGATATTGCTAATGGATGTCTTGTAATGTAATTGTAACTTTCATCCAAAGCAATACCAGACCAATGACATTTACCATCTTGATCTTGAAACTTCTTAATCAAATCATAAGGAGTAAGATCAATGTCTTTAACAGTTAAACCTTGACCCTTATTTTTTCTCGCAGCATTTCTAGTTTGACCAAATCTTATATTTGATATTAGTTTCTTTGCTGTTTCTAACTTCATCTAAATTCACAACTCATCATGATCTCAGTCAAACAAGCTAAAAGATTAATCTCTTGATCTGGCACTACAGGAATACTATTCATATACTTTGCAATGATTAAAACTGCTTCTGGTATAGAAGATGGTTTTAAAACAACATACAAACTATCATAGATCTTACGCATAACCATGGTAGGATCTCCATCCATATGCTGTACCACCCAGTTCTTAACTGTAGTAAACTCTTTCCTCTTTAAGCTTGCAAGAAGTGCATCCAAATTAATGTCAGCAACATCAACTAAGATTGCACTCTTTATAGATCCTGTAGCAGCATAACGTTGACACTCATTAATCAATCTACGCCAGTCAGGATAGTAACGATTAATAAGTTTAGCAATAACCTTATCTTCATAATCAACCTTTTCAGCATCAAGAATATACTTCAAACGTTTGAAGAAATTACCTTGTAATGCCATCTTCTCACCAGTCTTGATTCTAAAATCAACAACTGTACATCTAGAATGTAAAGGTTCAATAATCTTATTAATAAAATTGCAAGTAAATATAAACCTACAATTACTATGGAACTCCTCCACAGCAGTTCTAAGAGACAGTTGAACATCGTTGGTTGTGTTATCTGCCTCATCTATAATAACGACCTTGTGGGACGCACCAGAGGTCAATGAGACTGTTGTAGCAAATTGTCTTACTCTATTTCTAACTGTGTCAAGAAATCTACCCTCATCAGATCCATTAATAATAATGTAAGATGCACCTATCTGATCACATAAAGCTTTAGCAACTGTTGTCTTACCAACACCAGCAGTACCACTTAATAATAAATTAGGAAGTTCTCCTTGATCAACAAAACCCTGAAACACATTAAGAATGTTATCAGGGAGGATACAATCCTTAACTTCTTGTGGGCGGTACTTCTCCACCCATAAAAATTCTTTACTCATTAGGGTTCTCTGAAGATTTACTTAGGTTCAAGGGCAATGTAATATGAAAGATCAACATCTTGATTAGTCCATTCAGAAATAAGATGTTGAGATACTCTAATAGAATAATTGCCAGGTAGAACACGAATATTCTCAATCTTAAGATCTAAAGAATAAGTTCCATTAGATGAACCAGTAATAGATTGTTCATATGTATTACTAGTATCATTTTCCTTATCACGTAAGATAAGTTTAATGTCAGTGGATCCATCTTCAGAATAGAATGTAAGATCTGGTAGACTATACACAGCAGATGCCTTTTGCAAAGCAACTAAATCTTCTGCAGAAAGAGAGAACTCTATATCAGAACCAGGAAATTTTACATTTTTTTCAGGAGCTGACTTGAGCGTAATTTCAGGATCAGAGAAATAATACTTAGCAGACTGGCGACCCCCACGAATGCTGACAAAATCGCCACTAGTGAATTCCAACTGAGGATCGTTAAACAAAGAGATCCCAGAAAGAAACTGACTGAGATCATATATTGCGAAGTCCACAGGAAATACTTCCTCGCCAGTAAACTTTGCGAGGATGTTCTCTGCATTACTAATCGTTCTAACTGTTGATCCCTTTCTAAAGACGATTGAGGAATTGATGGTGCTGAAGTTTTTAAGGACATTTAATGTCTTACTGGATAATGTTACTTTACTCATTTGTCATAATCAACTGAAAAGGATGTAGGGTTGTTTGCGTTAATCTGGTTAGCTTTAGCTTGCTTGTCACTAAAGTGCAAAAGGAGAATAGCGTAATGGGCAATCTTAATGATGTCCTTACGTGCTGTACCCTTCCTATCATAACGTGAAGCATATTTCAAAATATTAGACCTACAGAATGCTTCAGCATCACCAACAGAATCAATGAGATCTAATGTTTGAATCCCATTCTTACTGTAGTGAGCACTATAGGTACTACTCACATAATCTGAGATCTCTTTAAGGATCTCACCTTCATTGTACTTCAATTTTCGCTCCATACATGATCTATATCCCCATGATAACATTGAAATTGATTTCCGTCAAGATCAACCACATTAATTCTGTGAGTTGCTTTCCATTCCTCACCTCCATCCCCGACAATACGGACACTCCTACCGTCTTTGAGACGGAGGATGTGTCCAAGGTATCCATCAAACGGTTTCTCCATTTTCTTCTCCGTTTACGTTTACATCTGCATCTATCTTATCATATAATTCTAAGAATGACTGCTTAGTTTCATCATCAAATCTATTTACGCAAACTTTGATAGCTTTCATACGATTGTTCCAGATTGCAAAGGCACGGATAACATGTACTAGACGACGAGTAGAGATAACTTCATCAATACCACCATCGTTAAATGTCTTACGAATAATGTCTGCCCAGTTAGCAAGGTTCTCGCAGAATTTCTTATCAAGTACACCTAGATTACCTGCTGCCTTCTCAAGAATCTTTTGCTCAGTTTTAACATGAGGATATTCTTGCTCAAAGGTTAAAGCAAATCTCTCAAGGAATGCTTCATTAAGAACATTAGTTCCTATGAATCTACCATCATCAGATCCCTTACCTTTAGT